GGAACCGTTACTAATGCACAGATTGGTGCTAACACAGTTGGTATTACGGAACTGAATGTTTCAGACGGTACAACTGGACAAGTACTGACCACTAATGGTTCTGGTACGATGTCGTTTGCTGATGACTCAACAAATGTTGGTGGTACATCAGTCGGTGGTGACTTAACGGGAACCGTTACTAATGCACAGATTGCTGGTGGTGCTGTAGGAAATGCAGAACTTGCTAATGATGCAGTAAATACATTACAGATTGCTGCAGGTGCAGTTGAAACTGCTAAGATTGAAGACTTAAATGTAACAACTGGAAAACTTGCTGCTGATGCAGTAACGGACGCAAAACTAGCAGACCATGCTACTCTTGATGCAAGTCGAGCAGTTGGAACAAATCACATTAAAGATTTGAATGTAACCGAAGGTAAGATTGCTGCTGGTGCAGTAACATCTTCTAAGTTAGGTGCAGATGCAGTTGGACTTGCTAATCTTGCTGATAACTCGGTTGTTTCTGCTAACATTGTTAACGGAACAATCGTTGAAGCTGATTTGGCAGACGATGCAGTAACCGCAGCAAAACTTGCTTCTAACTCAGTCGTTTCCGCAAGTATTGTTAACGGAACAATTGCAGCTGACGATTTAGGAACAAACTCAGTTACAAGTATCAAGGTCAATGGTCTTGCTGTTACTAATGCCAAACTTGCTACAGATGCCGTCACGACTGCTAAGATTGCAGATGGACAAGTCACTGTTACTAAGTTGTCAGCAACAGGAACCGCGAGTTCTTCAACATTTTTGCGTGGTGACGGTACATGGGCGACACCAGCAATTACCGAAACTGATCCAACAGCAGTAACGATGGCAATTGCTCTCGGTTAATAAATAAATGTGGGGGGTATGAAACTATCCCCTTTCTACGAATCTTATAAGTAATAGGAGACATAATGAGGCAAGATTTTCTTTTAGGATGTATTAACGGTGAAATACTTATGATGGAACATTTGTTTTTTTTAACAGAGAAAAATATATATACAAAGAAACCTCAATGGTGTATTAGTACACCCGAATTTGATATTAATCCATTTGGAAAGTTGTTAAAAGAATCTGCTTCATATAGAGCAAACGGTAAAGTTCTAACCCATGCAAAATATTTTCATGGGTTTTATATGAATATAAATTGCTCAGAAGAATTTTATAATAAATATAAACCAAAGATGGATGAGTTTATTGTACTTGAACCACATATCCTTAAAGATTCGCAAGCACCAGTCTGGTTGTAAACTAATTTATAAACCTTTTTAAGATGATATATATTAATGGGTAATGTAATAAAGATAAAACGTAGTGAAAGTGCTGGTTCTATACCTACTACAAACAGTCTAGCGGTAGGTGAAATATGTATGAACATTACAGACCAAAAACTATACACAAGAAAATCAGATAATAGTATTGTTACAATCTCTGATGTTACAACTGGAAAGTCGTCACTTGAATTAATTTCGACTGATGCTGGTGCATCCTCTGGGCCTACATTAGATTTATATAGAAATTCCTTTTCACCATTTGATTCAGATGATATCGGTGAAATTAAGTTTCAGGGTGAGAATGATAACAGTGATAAAATTGTATTTGCTAAAATAACCAGTAAGATCAGTGATGCTTCTGCTACTACAGAGGATGCAATTTTAGAATTTCATGTTCAAGAAGCTGGTTCAAGTTCAACTATTATTCAGATAAAGGGTGATGGTATTCATATTACTTCTGGAAATAAAATTACATTTGCAGATGGAACATCAATGTCCACTGCACCTGCGGCATCAAACTCAGTTACAATGGCAATCGCATTAGGATAAAACTATGACTGCAACAAAATGGAACAATGATTTAAATGCTGGACAAGATTGGATGGCTGATCTTAATCTGTTAAATTCCGCTGGTACTGCAAATCGTGATATCACGGGACACACATTTGAATCAAGTGTAAAAAGACATTGGAAATCAGTAGAATCTAAAGCATCAGTTACAGTAATAATTATAGATGCAACTGAAGGAAACATACGATTAAAGTTATCATCAGCACAAACTACTTTATTAAAATCAGGTAAGTATGTTTATGATGTAGAAGTAACAGCACCTCCTACACTAACAGTTAAAGAAGCGACAGGAACCTTTATTGCAGATGAAGTAATCACAGGTGCAACATCTGGCGCTACGGGAACAATCATTGTTCATTCTCCTTTAACAAAAATAACCTATAATGTTACGTCAGGTACTTTTACTGGAACAGAAATTATAAATGGTACTACGTTCAATGCAAAATTATTCAGTAATGATGGACAGCCTATTGAGAGAGTTATAGAAGGTGTATTCACCATTCGACCAGAGGTAACAACATAATGCCAGTAAAAATAAATTCAAATAATGGTAATCCAATTTTTTCATCTTCCCCTTTACTAACAACCAGTTCATCGGCAAGTGGTAGTGGTGGTGCATCTAATGACTTTTTAGTAGATTTAAAAGATGTTAATAAATGGGGATTGAACGATAATGATGTTTTAGTTTATGATGCTGGATCAGGAAAATTTATTCCAATTGATAAAACTATAATCAACGATAATGATGGTGGCGTATTCTAAAAAGATTTTAAGTGGTGGTTTATAATTTGTAATGTCATGGAGTTGTGGGTGATTTTTATAGTATTTTGGTAATGAAGAATAAATGACTAAACCAAATAATAAATATTTAAAAGGAAAATAATCAAATGTCAAATACTATTCAAATTAAACGGTCTTCTGCCGATATTTCCCCTACTGGACTATCAAAGGGTGAATTAGCATGGGTAGATCATGGTACAGGTGGTGCAGCTGGTATTCTATATGTTGGTGATATGACTGGTGCTGGTGCTGCTGTACGAAAAATTGGTGGGCCGGGTTGGGCACTAGAGATTCTAGCAAACTCTGTATTGACGGGTACTCCAACTGCTGCTACAGCTTCAGCTGCTACAAACACAACTCAGTTGGCAACAACCGAATTTGTACAAACAGCTGTTGCTGGTGGTACAGTTGCTATATCACAAGCTACTGATACAAACATTTCATCACCTGCTGGTGGTCATGTTCTAGTTTATGATGGTGTTGATACATGGGACAATAAACCTCTTAGTGGTGATGTTAGTATCGATGCTGCTGGTGCAGTTGTAGTAACTGGTGTTGCTGCTAACGCAATTGCTCTCGGTGTAGATACAACGGGTAACTACATTTCAACAATTACTGGCACAGCAAACGAAGTTGAAGTTACAGCAAGTGGTACTGAGAGTGCAGCAGTAACAATCGGACTGCCCAATAATGTAACAATCACAGGTAACTTGATTGTTTCTGGTACAACTACACAGGTAGATTCGACTGTTGTATCAGTCGCTGATCCTATCTTTACATTGGGTGCAAATGCTGCGGATAGTAAAGATCGTGGTGTTGTAATGAAGTACGGTGCAGCAGCTAAGTTCTCTTGGATGGGTATGGATGAGAGTACTGATAAATTCACATATATCGCAGATGCTACAAATACCGGAGAAGTTATTACTGGTACATTGGGTAATGCTGCTTTTGGAAACATTGATGGTACATTGACAACTGCTTCACAGACAGCCATTACTGGTGTTGGTACAATCACAGCTGGTACATGGAATGCTGATGTTGTTGCTCCTCTGTATGGCGGTACTGGTATTGATACATCAAGTTCAACTGGTATTGCTTCAGTTTCTGGTGGTACATGGAGTGTTGCTACAGAATTGTCAGTAGGACTTGGTGGTACTGGTATTCAATCAGCTTCTGCTGGTGGACTACTTCTTGGTGCTGGCGGTACTACTGATATGACTGTTTTGGCTGTTGGTACAGCTGGACAGTTTCTATCAATGGTTTCCGGTGCTCCTGCATGGTCTGACACATTTGATGGCGGTACTTTCTAAGGTTAGTTTAAATTTAGAAACGACATTAGTATTAAGATTCACCGAAGGGGGATGGGGATTTTCCCTGTCTCCCTTTTTTTCCTTATAAATACACATAGGTAAAAGTTATGCAATTAGACCAAACTGCTGACCTAATTGAAAAATTAGGTGTACCAGTTGTAGGTTTATTATTGATTGGTTGGGGTTTTTGGAAAATTGTAAAATGGTTACAAGATTCATTGACGAGTAAGATTGTTGGACAAACGGAAATATTGATTCAACTCATTGACCGTATTCGAGTATTACAAACAGATATTTTAAAACTTGATACGATGGTAAGAACTAAATATGGATTAGATGTTGATGAGACTAGGATTGAAAGAGCAGATGAACCAGTTAGGAAAAAAAGAGGTAAATAACAACTTAATAATTATATATAGGAGTCGATGATATGAATGAAGCAGTAGAGGCAGAGGGTTTTGTAGAGGCAGAAGGTGCAAGCCGTCCAAAACCAAACAAAGTAAAAGAACAAAAAGCACCACTTTCACAAGAACCACCGATAGACCCAAGTATTTCTATTGAAAAAATACAAGGACAACTTGATTATGCCCAAAAGATTATCAATATTCTTCAAGTTAAAGTCAATGATGCCAATGGTGTGATTGTACAGTTAGAAGCAAGATTACAAATTGCTAACGAAGATAAAGAAAATATTTTGAAACAAGTAGAAAAAATGGGAATTTCTCCTGTTTAATTAAAAAAGGATAATAGTATGGCTGCTGTAACGACAAGACAAGGACTGATTGATTATTGTTTAAGAAGATTAGGTCAGCCTGTTGTTGAAATTAATGTAGATGAAGATCAACTTGAAGAAAGAGTTGATGATGCTTTAGAGTTTTTTCAGGAATATCATTTCGATGGTGTTGAAAAGGTTTTTCTAAAACATACAGTAACGTCCGATGATATCACTAATGAATATATTCCTATGGGCGATCCTGTATCACCAGATGGTGGGCCTGTTATCAGTGTAGTTAGAGTTTTGCCTATTCCTAGTTTTGATTCCTTTCAAGGGGGATTCTTTAATGAAGAGTATCAGTTACGTTTGAATGACTTAAATAGTTTTTCTGGTTCTTCATTGATTCAATGGCAGATGACACAACAAAACTTTTCTTTAGTTGAAGAGTTATTTTCTATTGCACCAACAATGCTTTTCAATAGAAAACAAAATAGAGTTTATTTAGAAACTGATTGGGCGACAAAGTTTGTTGCAGGTAATGTTATAATCATTGAAGCTTATAGGTCACTTGACCCATCAACATACGCAGAAGTTTATAACGATATGTTTCTGAAAAAGTATTGTACTGCTTTGATTAAAAGACAGTGGGGGGAGAACTTGAAAAAGTTTACGGGTGTCGTATTGCCCGGTGGTATCACACTTGACGGCAAGACGATATATGATGAAGCTATTCAAGAGATAGAAAAGATAGAAGAAGAAATGAGTCTAAGATACGAACTTCCAGCAGACGGATATATAGGTTAATATGACAACTAATCATTTTTTTAAAAATTTCAATTCATTTCCACAACAAGAACTAATCAATAGTCTTACTAGAGAAGTAATTCAAATGAGTGGCCTTGATGTTTTATATCTACCTAGAACAAATATAAAAAGGGATGATATACTCAATGAAGACCCTTTATCAAGATTTGAATCAGCTGTTGATATAGAAATGTATATCAACATACCAGAAGGTTTTGGTGGTGTTGGTGATATATCTACTAAATTTGGTCTTGATGTTCAAGATGAAATAATTATGATAGTGAATAAGGAAAGGTTCTTTAAAGAGACAGCATTGAGTGCTCCTAGAGAAGGAGACTTGATTTATTTTCCATTGGACAGAAATATATTTGAAATTAAATTTGTTGAAGACGAAAAACCATTTTACACTATGGGAAAAAATACTGTATTTGAAATGACTTGTGAGAAATATGTATTCAGTGAAGAGAAATTTGAAATACCTCTTGGTAGTGGTGGTGCAACATTTGATAAGTTTGAAAGAGAAAATGCTATCACTATACAAATTACTCTTGACTCTGTATCGTCAGATGTATATACTATAGACGAAGAAGTTTATCAAGGTTCCAGTTTAGCAGGTTCAACTGCTAAAGGTATTGTTGCTGACTTTAATAGTACTACTAGTATTCTGAATATTTTTAATACTGTCGGCACATTTGCAACTGGTATAAATCTTGTTGGTCAAACAAGTGAAACATCAAGAAATGTTATTAAGGTTGATGACCAGAATATTTCTTCATCTGAATTTTCAGATAACTCAACATACGAAACCGAGGGCGACGGAATATTAGACTTCAGCGAAGTCGATCCTTGGAGTGAGGGAGACTTATAATGTTCGGAAATTACTTTTACAATAAAAATATCAGAAATATAATTATATTATTTGGAACAGTATTCAATGATATCAGTGTAAGACGAGTTAAGACGAGTGATGTTGTTGATAAACAATTCAAGGTTCCTATTGCGTATGGCCCAGCAGAAAAGTATTTAACAATGCTAGACCAAGGGCAACTTAGCACAACTAATTCAAAGTCAGCAATAACATTGCCAAGGATGTCATTTGAAATTTCAACGATGACATATGATGCTACTAGAAAATTACAAACTAAAAAAAGATTTAGAGAAGCAAAACCATTAGGAACGATTGATAGTATTGATTTAATAAATGGTGGTAGTGGTTATACATCCGTTCCTACAGTTACCGTTATAACACCCGCGGGTGGTATTAATGCGACAGCAACAGCAGTACTAGGAACAGTCGAAGATGGTACTTCCGACCAAGTTGTTAGTATAACATTAACATTAGCAGGTAATGGTTATACTACACGACCTAATGTTACTATTACAGGCGGTGGTGGAACAAAGGCAACTGCAACTGCAAACTTAGACGCAAACACTTCTACGGTAGTTACTGCTTATACTCCTGTTCCTTATAACTTTGATATTGAACTTTCTATCATGGTTAAGAATAGTGATGATGGAGCACAAATCCTAGAACAGATTTTACCATACTTCACTCCAGAGTATCATGTTACTCTAAATGAAATGAGTACACTTGGAGTTAAGAGAGATATACCAATCATAATGACTGCCTTGAGTACAGAAGATACTTATGAAGGTGATTTTCTTTCAAGAAGAGCTTTGATACATACTTTATCTTTTACAGTACAGGGTTATATTTATGGGCCTACTAAAGATATTGGTATTATCCGTGAAGTAGATGCTAACATCGGTGCAAACTTTAATGATAGAATAGACTCGAATATTGATATAAAACCAGACCCACTTACTGCTGACTCGGATGATGATTTTGGTTTTACTACAACAACAACAACCTTTGAATAATTTATGAAAAAGAATATAGTGAAAAAATTAAATGATGTTTTAGATATTGCTGGTGATATTATTGATATCGAGATGCCGGAAGAGAAAAAAGAAACAGCACCGTCTGTAACCGTTGGTATGACTGACTTAACGAGTGACTATGATTTCTCAAGAGATCAATATCATAACCTTATTGAAAAGGGCAATGATGCTCTCGAAGAACTTTTGTCAATTGCAAAGGAAGGTGAACAACCAAGAGCATTTGAAGTTGCAGTTCAAATGATTAATTCTTTAACTGCTACCACAAAAGAACTTTTAGTTTTACAGAAAACAAAGAAAGAAGTTGAAGACAGTAGAGCACCAGTAAAGAATGAAAATAATCTTTTTGTTGGAAGCACTAAGGAACTTCAAGAACTTTTAGAAATGAAAAAAAATAAAAAATAATTTATGGCAGATTCGTATTTAGGAAACAGTCTCCTTAAAGGCTGTGGTATACCACATAAGTTTAACAAAAAGGAAATTGAAGAATACATTAAGTGTTCTAATGACCCAGTTTACTTTTTGGAAAACTATGTGCAAATCGTTCACGTTGATGAGGGACTTATTCCCTTCAAGCTGTATGATTTTCAGAAAGAATTAATAGAGACAATAACCGATAATAGAAATGTTATTGTAAAAACTGGTAGACAGGTTGGTAAGACTACAACTACTATTGGTTGGTTATTGCATTATGTTCTCTTTAATAAAGATAAAATGGTAGGAATCCTTGCTAATAAAGCAATTACTGCTAGAGAGATATTGGGAAGGATTCAGACCTCTTATCAACATCTTCCAAAGTTTCTTCAGCAAGGTTTGCGTGAGTGGAACAAAGGTTCTATGGAGCTTGAGAATGGTAGTAAGATTATTGCTTCCTCGACTTCATCTTCAGCAATTCGTGGGTTTTCATTTTCAGTTATTCTACTGGATGAGTTTGCTCATGTTCACAGGCATATCGCCACAGAGTTTATCAAATCAGTATATCCTACAATTTCATCTGGTAAAGAAACTAAGGTTATTATAGTTTCAACTCCAAATGGCTTCAACCTTTTCTATAAATTCTGGAATGATGCAGTAAATGGAAACAATAGTTTTTTTCCATTCAAGGTTCATTGGTCTAATGTTCCTGGCCGTGATGCTGAATGGAAAGAGAAAATTGTTAGTACAATAGGTGAAGAAGCATTCCGGCAAGAGTATGAAGCAGATTTTCTGGGTTCAAGTAATACTCTGATATGTACTGAAAAACTTCAAGAGTTGTCGTTTGTATCACCATTGTTTTCCAGAGACAGTTTAGACGTATTTGAAGAACCTCTTGCGGGTGCTTCATATGTGATGACAGTTGACGTTGCAAGGGGGCAGGGGCAGGATTTCTCTGCTTTTAGTGTGTTTGATACCACAGAAATACCATATAAAGTCGTTGCAAAGTATAAAAACAACCTTGTTGCACCCCTACACTTTCCGAATATTATAAATATAGTTGGAAAGAGATACAACAACGCATATATTTTAGTAGAGATAAACGACATTGGTTCACAGGTTGCAGACGTTTTACACCATGATTTAGAGTATGAATACTTATTTTCTACATCTTGGTATGGAAGACATGGGCAACAGTTAAGTGGTGGTGTAAAGAAAGATTCGTGTTTTGGTGTAAGAACTACCAGAGCTATGAAAAAGATTGGTTGTTCCAATCTAAAATCTTTGTTAGAAGAAGATAAACTTTTTATACCCGATTACGATATGATTTCCGAACTGACTACATTTGTTTCTTCTGGTGATTCCTTTTCAGCAGATGATGGAGCTCACGATGATTTAGCTATGACATTAGTATTATTTGCTTGGTTAGTAGATCAACAATATTTTAAAGATTTGAATAGTCAGAATATAAGAGAGAATTTATATCAGAACCAGTTACAAAATATTGAAGATTTTACGACTCCATTTGGATATATAAATAATGGTGTAAATCAAAAAGAGTTTGAAGTTGACTCTGATGGGACAGTATGGGAAACGATTTCTTAAAAATACATTATGTTTTGATTGAATAAAAAATATATCAATATAAAAAATGTAAACAATTGTATAGGAGAATATTAAAATGCCATTTCAAGTCAGTCCGGGCATCGTTGTTACAGAGCGAGATTTAACAACGGTTGTTCCAAACGTAGCTACAAGTATTGGTGCTCTTGGAGGTTCATTCCAATGGGGCCCAGTATTAGAAAGACAAACAATAGTAACTGAAAACGATTTAGTAAGAATCTTTGGAGAACCTAAAGACACAGATGGTTCACAAATGTTATCACAATCTTTTCATGTTGCAGCAAATTATCTTGCATACTCAAACAACTTGATCGTTGTTAGAAATGTCGGCGATTCATCACGAAACTCTTGTGTTGGTGATGCTGATAACGGACAGCCAGGAACACCAGTAGTTGTTAAAAATAGTGATGACTACGATAGTGATATCGCTTCATTTACTACTGAATTATTTATTGCAAAATATCCAGGCGCATTAGGAAATAGTCTGAAGGTTCATGTAATTGATAAAGCTGGTTGGGATGCAACACTTACTGGTGCTGCTCTAGTACTACAAAATAAATTCAAATCTGCATTTGACCGAAGGCCTAGTACTTCATCAGACGTAGCTCGAGCAAATGGTTGGGATGGTGTTACTACGAATTATTTGGAATTCTCTGTAGGTTCAGATGATTTTGTTATTGGTGAAACAATATCACAAGGTCTTATTACAGGTACGGTTGTTGCTGGTGGTCAAGCTGCTGATAATTATGTTGCTTACACACCTGTTTCTGGAACATTCGTTGTAACTTCTGCTGTAACAGGTGCTGCCAAAACAGTAGCACCAACAGCAGTATTTAAAGACGAACCATACACAAGAAACAATGATGAAATGCACGTTATTGTCATTGACGAAGATGGTTTGTTTACTAATGAACCTGGCGAAGTCGTTGAACGTCATGCATTTGTAAGTAAAGCAAAAGATGCAAAGAAAATTGATGGTTCTTCAAACTACATTGGGAATGTTTTGCGTAACTCTTCAAGTTATATTTGGTTGGGTCAAGTTACTGAATTAACTGCTAAGTCTACAGGTGCTGGTGTAAATGCTGGTGCATTGAAATCAGGCTCAACATATAAATCATTCAATAGTGCAGTTGAATCAGAAAAACTGCCCGGTGGTTCATTAACTCTCGGAGTTGATGATAATGAATTGACAAACGGTGAGTTGCAGTCTGCATTTGATCTTTTCAAAGAACCAGAAGTTGTTGACGTTACTCTAGTAATGGGTGGTGCTTCTAACACAGTTGTTAGTCGTTATATCATCGACAACATCACTTCAGTTCGTAAAGATTGTATTGCTCTGGTATCTCCGAGTCGTGCATCAGTTGTTAATGCGACTTCTAATAGTGCAGCAGTAACAGCACTGGAAGTTGACAACACAGCTCTAGGATCTTCAAGTTATGCAGTTATGGATGGTGCATGGAAATATCAGTATGATCGATATAACGATGTATTCACATACGTTCCAATGAACGGTGATATGGCTGGACTTTGTGCAAGAACAGATTTTACAAATGATGCTTGGTGGTCACCCGCTGGTTATAACCGTGGCACTATCAAGAACATTGTAAAACTTTCTTGGGAAGCAAATAAAGCTAACCGTGACGTAATGTATCAACTTGGTATCAATCCACTAATCACTCCTAGAGGTGCTGGTGTAATTCTTTTTGGTGATAAAACAATGCAAACAGTTCCAAGTGCATTTGATCGTATCAATGTTCGTAGACTGTTTATTGTTCTTGAGAAAGCAATTGCAATTGCTGCTAAATCATTGTTGTTTGAGTTCAATGATGAATTCACACGAGCACAGTTTGTAAATATCGTTTCTCCATTTTTGAGAGATGTTCAAGGTCGAAGGGGTATTACTGACTTTAAAGTAGTTTGTGATAGTTCTAATAATACGGGTCAAGTTATTGATACTAATAATTTTGTTGGTGATATTTATGTCAAACCAGCAAGGGCTATTAACTTCATTCAGCTTAACTTCATTGCTGCACGAACTGATGTTTCTTTTTCAGAAATCGGCGGTTAAAAGTATTATAAATACATACATAAATTAAAGGAGTAACAAAATGCCTACAATTACAGATTTTGCAGCAAAGTTCAAAGGTGGAGTAAGACCTAATTTATTTCGAGTAAGTTTAGTTTCACCATCAGCAGCTTTTACAGATTTAGAGTTCTTATGTAAAGCTGCTACAATTCCCGATTCTACAATAGGAAAGATCGAAGTTCCTTATCGTGGACGAAAACTTCAAGTTCCTGGCGACAGGGTTTTTAGTGATTGGGAAATCACAATTCTTAATGATGTTGATTGGCAGAATCGTTCAGCATTGGAAGCATGGTTAGGTAGAATTCAAGCTCATACTGCTAACTATTCTGATTATGATAGTAATGATATTTCATATTACGGTATAGCTTCTGTATCACAACTTGATCGACAGAACAAGATCATTCGTACATATCGAATGGAAGTTCTACCGACAGCAGTTGCAGCTATTACACTTGATTCTGGAGAAGCAGATGGAATTGAAGAATTTGCAGTAACATTCGCAGTTAACTATTATACTATTGATAGTAATGCTGCTGATGGTTCTACAAATGGTTCTGGTATTGACATCTCCGTTGGTGGAAATATCAAAATCGGCCCAGTTCAAGTTGGTTTCAACTTCTAATTTTGATTAGGGGGAGAGAAATCTCCCCCTTCATTTTAATAATTAAGTAAAGGTATTATTTTATGGCATTCGATATATTTGGATTTACACTTTCAAAAGCAAAAAAAGAAGTCGGTTCATTCGTAACACCAGAAAACGATGATGGTGCGATTACTTTTATCGAAGGTGGAGGGTTCGTAGGAACATACTTAAACACAGATGTTGATGCAAAGGATGAAAATCTCCTTATACAGAAATATCGTGAAATGTCAATGACACAAGAAGTTGATTTAGCTGTTGCTGATGTTATTAATGAATCCGTTTTACATGAAACAGGAAAATCGTCTATTGCTATTTCTTTGGATGCTGTTGAACTTAGTGACTCTATTAAAACGAAAATAAGTGATGAGTTTAAAAAAGTAGTTAAACTTTTAGATTTTAATAAAAGTGGTGCAGACTTATTTAAGAAATGGTATGTTGATGGAAAGATTTACCATCATATCATTATAGATAAAGATAAAAAGAAAGATGGAATCAAAGCTTTAATTCCAGTTGATGCACTTGATATTAAAAAAGTAAGAGAGATAAAAAAAGAAAAAGACCCAGTTACAAGTGTTGAGTTTATAAAACAAATAGATGAATATTTTGTTTATAGACCAGATCAACAAACTGGTCAGTATATGCCTCAAGGTCGATTCAGTGAGGAAATTAAAGTTTCCGTTGATGCAATTTCTTATGTTCATTCTGGTGTTATTGACCCAGAGAAACAAGTTGTAATTGGCTATCTTTACAAAGCTATTAAACCCTTCAATCAACTAAGAATGATTGAGGATTCACTTGTTATCTATCGGTTGGCAAGAGCACCAGAACGTAGAATATTTTATATTGACGTTGGTAATCTTCCAAAACTTAAAGCAGAACAATACTTACGTTCTGTAATGGATAAGTATAAACAGAAAGTTGTTTATAACGCAGTAACGGGTGAAGTAGAAGACCAGAAAAAACAGATGTCAATGCTCGAAGATTTTTGGTTGCCGAGAAGAGAAGGTGGAAGAGGTACTGAAATTAGTACGTTGCCATCAGGCGCAAATCTTGGTGAGATTGACGATATCGAATATTTTAGAAAGAAACTTTATCAATCGTTGAATGTTCCTATCTCAAGGATTGAAGGAACGGAATCAACATCTTTTAATCTCGGTAGAACATCAGAGATTAGTAGAGATGAAATAAAGTTTTCTAAGTTTATTGCAAGGATTCGTCATAGGTTCTCAGCTCTATTCACAGATATACTTAGAGTACAGTTGATACTAAAGGGTATCATCAATGAAGATGACTGGCAAGATATTAAAGATTCGTTGGAGTATGTCTGGACAAAGGAT